CACCAGAAGCGCGCGTCTCCCGCTATTCTTTTTTTGCTTCGTCCTGCGCGGTATCGCCGATTCCATTCACTTCAAGCGCGATCTTCTGAAGCGCATTTGCGGCCTGGTTGGAAAGCTTCCCTGCCTCCGCCTCTGTGAGAGCTGGAGAGCCATCTGCGGCGCAAACGATCTTGGCGAGCAGCCGATTGCGGAGTCCCTTGTTCTTCTTCGGGTCCTTATCGACCTTGCCGAAAAATTCTTCGGCGTCATCCGCTGAGAGTTCGCGGAACCACAATTTCTTGACAGTCTTGCCGATGGTGACTTCGCGCTCGATGCGCATTTCGCCGATGGCTTCGCTGAGTTCGTCGTAGAGAGACATTGCGATTAGGTCCTTGCCGTAATTGAGATGCAGCCGACAGCGGCGCCGCGCCACGGCAAGAGGACGCGGTATTACATGCCGAGCCGGCTGCAAGGGGAATTGCCGTTGGGGCAGGCCTTAGGCCTTGTAATGCATGACGCGCGGGCCGTTGCGCTGCACGGACATCTGCGATGTCACGAGGGCATTGATCGCGAAGTTGAGGGGAAGGTCGGCGATGTAGCCGTCGAAGCTGGTGAAGGTGCGCGTCGTCGGGTAAGTGATGACTCCGGAGCCATCCACGGTCGGCGGAATATCCTTGCCGTCGCTCCAGCCGACAGCCCACGGCACGACATCCTGCGAGTTGTAGAGGTCCCACAACTCCTGATGCGAGATGACGGTCGGATCGAAGTTCAGATCAACCGTCATCGGGCCGGGGTTCGGCATGCCTGGCTTGTATTTCATCTCTTCGTCGTCGAGACAGGTGTCGTCTACCTGACTTGCAGCGCCGCCGAGACCCTGGATGCCGCGAGGACATCCAACCTGCACCATCTGGTAGCCGTTGGAGTTCTCAATACGCAGATACAACTGCGTGCCCTTGGTGGTCATACTCATAGCGTGTTGCTCCATCGATGGGATGCGACGCCTCGCGGCGTTGCGGATCGGCTGCTTCACAGCAGTCGCTTTACCGAGTCGTGCACGACCCGGAAATGAAAAAGGCCAGCGCAATGGCTGGCCCTGATAGATGAGCGGCATATCGTTGCCGCGGACGCCGGATTGATTACTGACCGGGCGGCAGCGTTATCGCGCGATTCGCCACCGCTATGCGCACCGGAGGCCGAGGCTTACCGGATGCGGCATTCCTAACGCTTCGTCCATACCTCGACATCGAACGAACCGCGATGAAGTTTCGTATCGTCCTCGAATGAGAACCATGGGCCGAAAACGATGTAGCCAATAGCCTCGCAAGCGTCCGCGGCGGCTTGTATGGCTTGCCGAGCCTGCGTCTGGGATTCGCTGAACGTGTCCACCTGCACGCGCTGGTCATCATCCTCTGGGGCGTAGGGAAGCTGGTTCTCTGGCACGGCTGATACCAATGTCCAAATGACGTATGGGCGCGCCACATCCTCGGGCGCTAGCGTCTGATAGATGCGCGCACCGACGATCGCCGTAAGAGCACCGGAACCTGTAAGAGCCGGCTGGATGGCTGGCAATTTGACGGTCATGCCTTCCCACCCAAGCGCCGCACAGAGCGATCTATGGCCTTCGCAAGTTCGTCTCTGATCATGCCGGCAATGCGCCTTTGTTCTCCTCGAACGCTGGCCGCATGAACGGATAAGGCCTTGTAGCCCACGGACGTTTTGAACTAGGCGAAGTACCGAATTCGAGGAACTTCGCATAGAACAATGGCCCGTAGAAGTTGTATTCGAGGCCGATCTTCCCCTGACGAACATTCCGCGAGCTCGACTTGTAGGCGCGGGCCTTAGCGCGGACAGTGACCTTGACGCCCATCTGCCCGGCCGGCGGCTTCCGATCCGTCGTCACGATGATGTTCTCGGCGAGCGTCCCGGTCTTGCGGCGCACACGCGCTTTCGCAGTTGCCTGCACGACCTTTCCGGCCTTCCCTAGCGCATAGCGCACCGGGCTTGCCGCAGCCTTCGGGCCGTATTCTTCGCCTAGCGAACGCAACTGTGCTTCCAGTTCGCGCAAGCCAGTGACTTGGACGATCTCAACCACGAGCGAAACACCTAAGGTCGGAATCCGGCGTCTTATTGATGATCTCGAATCCCTCTTTCTTCATAAGGTGGCCTAGCGCGGATAGCTGCTTCTCGAAAACCTTGAAACGATTGTCCTGTGTCGTCCGCAAGGTTCCGCCGTGTCGTCCGAAGTAGTGATAGCCGTTACGGTTGTGGTTCTCATAGCCATAGAGCTCGATGCGTTTCGGCCCATCCATTTCAGCCGCGAGCCGGCGCGCCACTTCCAACGCGAGCACTCCTGAACTTGATCCGGTACATACCGAATTACCGAATACGCGTTCGACGCCGCTTATTTCGTTGGAGCTGAACTTTCTTCCTGCGAAATCCTTAGCGTCAGGGTTTGCCCGCCACCATGCAAAATCCTGCGCTGCCAGCGCATGAGCCCATGGCGCTAAACGAAATGCGTCGTTCACGACGACGACAAGATCGAAAAGAGCGCATGAGATCGCTACGGCCTGAGACATGCTCGGGCCTGTCGCAAGGATTGCGCACCTCATGCAGCGTTGTCGGCAAGCAGCGCCTTGAGCTCTTCGAACGCATCATCAAGGTCAGCTTCGCATGAACCCCATTCGCTCTCGATGAGGCCTTGAGCATGACCTATTTCGCGCGCTAGTTTCTCCAGCGCAGCATCCAACGCCTTCCTATCCATCATGCTGCCTTCCTGAGATTCGCTCGCGCAGCTTCGTGCCATATTTCGTCATGTTCGGCGCCTTGCCAGCCGACCGTAAATGGCCCGCCTTCCGTGAAATGAGCGATGCGCGGACGCTCTGGCTTCGGCTGAACATTTACGAGCCAGTTGTATTCCGGAGATAGGTCGCCGATCTCGGAATCTGCGAGCCAGTAGAAGCTGTGCAAATCGCGTCCCGGACGCTCGTTGATATCCTGAAGCGAGAGACGCCGATTAGCCGGATGGTCACAGTTGTAGAGGCAAACGCTGCTCCAGTTTTTCCTCTGGTAGATCGTCTGATCCTGACCGTCCATCTTCAAGCCGCCGCGCTGCAGCTTGCCGTGCTTCACAACCTGCACAGCCTTTGTGGCGTCCGCCTCAGTCAGCATCTTCCGAGGGTCATCGAGGAATACGACATCGCAATCGACGAACAGCGCCCAGCCTGTCTGCGCAAGGATCGGCGTAAGGAAGCGCGAAATCGCGAAGTCAGTCGAGCATGATGCGTTGCTCGGCAAGTCCCAGATGCGGCCCCTGCGGTCCTGCATGCGACGCAGGATGCCGCTGGCAGCCAGCTTCTCTGCATCAAGCGGCGTTGGCTCGATGTCCCAGAACCGGCGCAGCGAGCGGCAGGCTACGTCGTACGCGATCTTCTCGCGCTCGTCGAAACCCATGTAGAGCATCATGGCTTGGTCGCCTCAACTCTCATATCGCGATTCGGGCGCGGCCCATGTGTCTGCGGCGGCAGCAGTTCGATGTTCTTGAAGCCGGCATCCTGCACCAGTCTGCGTATCGTCTTCGGCGTATAGCCGAATAGGTGGCACATGTACGGGTCTTTGTGCGAGCCATCTCCATAGAACGGGAACTGCCACATCTGCGGTTCCATTCCGGCCAGAAGGTTGCGTGCCGCTGCTTCAATGTTCGGCAGCTCAAGAATCAGCTTGCCGCCCGGCTTCAATAGGCGCTTCCATTCCAGCACGACGAACGGTGCTTGCCACTCGCAGAAGTGCTCGACTACGTGCGCGGCCATGAGCACGTCCGCGTACTCATCAGGTAACGGCGTCGGCTCGACGATTGAGCCGTCGGCGTTGAACGTCAGCGCATGTAGCACTTCCGGAGCGCGCGGGGCCTTCGGATTTACGACGGCATCGACGTTGCACCAACCTTCAAGAATCCGTCTTCCGCACCCAAAGTTGATGCGGATCATGCGGCCTTCTTATAGATCGTCGTATGCGCGTCCTCGCGCGGTGGTTCCTTCGTGTAGAAGTAAAGCGCCATCGAGCGGCGTTGCACGTCTTCAGGGCAAGCGAGACATTCAGGGTGACCGTGCCAACTCTGTTCGTTCGTCTCGAATATCACGCAGCGCCCGCCGATCGGCGCGATACGCTTCGCGTATGAGCCAATCCCTAGCTGCAGGTGACCGTTCCATACATCGCTCCAGCGCTCGTTGAGGTAGATCAGCACGTTCACGCGCCGATGCCAGCCTTTTGGGTGCTGGTTGAAATCCACGTGCATCTTGAGGAAGCCGCCCGCTGGGATGCAGTGCAATCCTGCTCCGAACAACTCCGGATCGGTGAACAATCCGGCAATGCCGGTAACTTCCTCGATCTTGCCAATGTCGATTGAACGCGAGATGCGATCGGCCTCTGGCGGCAATCTACTGGTGCTCCATTTGCGATTGAACTTGCCTTCTTCCTTCGTCCACTGCTCGGGCCATTCAGCGTTGAGCGCTTCGATCTGGCCGGGCGTCAGAAAGCCGTCAATCACCGCATGCGGAAACGGGCTCTCGAATAGCTGCAAGCGCTCCCAGCATCCAAGGCCAGAATCGGCCGTCACGACACTCGACGGGTGACCACTGCCACCATGCGAGTCGTTGCAAGAAGTCGAGCCGTTCGGCATAGCTAGGTTGCTGCTCCCAATGCCTCAGTGATTTCGGATAGATCGAAGCTGCGGCACCGTCGTCACAAACGACAGGGACGCCAACGCGGCATGCATCTACCGCGACGTTGCTGTGACGACAAACTACCAGCGAGACGCGCTGCAGAACGTCCTCAATGGCTCCGTTAGCGATACCGTCGTGGTCGACGCCAGGTTCCAGCGGCCGCTTCGGTTTCGGCCGATACAAAATCTTGCGGCCGGGAAACAGTCTGCGTATCTCTCGAGACTTCGCCGCAGTCCAGCCGCCCGCAAACGTTGCCACAGATTTCGGGCCGTTCCCGACTAGCAGGATCGGGCCGTTCGGATAGATGCGATCGGCATTGCACTGAATGCCTGCGCTAGAAAGTCGTTCGACGCCGGCACATGGAACCTGCGCGACCGTCTTCGGGCAATGGAACCCATTGACAGAAACACGGTAGCTCCGGCGATCTGGCGCGAGTTTCCGATTCCAGTACCCCGCGTCGAACGCGATCAGGCGTCCGCAGTCTGCGAAGCCGATGCGCTCAGGCGCGCCGAGGCCGTAGAGTGCGATCCAAGCGTCTTCGCGTAGCGCGCCGTCCGTGACCAAGCGAGCGTCCAATCCATTCCGGACTGCGCCCTCATACACATACTTCAGCAGCAATTGCCCCTTCCAAGGCGTCCGTGGCGTGCTTAGGACGTCTATCTTCACAGCGTTTCGAGGAAGGCCCTCAGATCCTTTGCGGCGGCGTCCACGGTGTAGGCGGCTTGCACGAAACGATCACTTACCTGCTCGCGTGCGCTCTGAGATTCGAGCCAGTCGAAGGCAGTGGCGAGCTCGCGCTGGGAATCGGCCCAGTATTCTGCGCCGGTAGCCGTCTCGGCATAGCCGCTCTCGCGCTGCCCGATGAATGGCGTTCCGCTGCCATGCGCGTTTGCCAACTTCACAGCCGATTTCCAGTGTCGCGGCACATAGCCGTCCCATGCGCCGCCGCGGAAGGCAACGACGACATCGACATCGGCCAAAGCAGGCGGGTTGACGACGAATCGCCAACCACGGCGCGTGCATTCGGCATGCAGCATCGGCTCCCAATGCGCCAGATAGCTCGGCCGACCTTCGTAGCCGACCGTCCGAATCTGCTCGCGCACGGCGTTTCTCGCGATACCCGGACGGCAGTGATGCGGCAGAACCATCCCCGGCAAGCCTATATCGCAATCGCTGCGCATGGTGGCGTTCGGCCAGATCACCGCATTCGGCTTCAGTTCGCGAAGCCTACCCTGCACCCAGCTAATCGCCTCTGCGCGGCCCCACGCGGCCGACTCTGGCTGCGGATAGCAATCCACGATGTCGTAGACCCAGCGCGTTCCAGCCTCGCATAGAGCTCGCAGGACAGGCTCTGGCGTGCGCTTGACGACGATCGCTAGATCGGCGCCCCGAAGATCGTCTGCGGTCGCCAGCGGCTTTACGGTTGCGCCTAGGGCTTGCCCCAACTGGACGCCGCGAACCTGCCAACTTCCGGAGCCGCCGCGACCTGTGACCGCGACCTTCATTGCGATTTCCGGGTGCGCTGAATCGCATCCCATCGTTTTTGCGACATGCTTTTCGGCTTTTTCGATAGCCCCATCGTGAACACGCGATCGAACTCAAAACCGACGACGTAGATCACGATAGCGAAGGCGCCAGAAATGAGAGCTATAAGGAAGAGAAGTGCGATCGTCTGAACTAGCCAAAATGGGATCGTCATACCCGATGCCCGAACGCGCAAATCTCGGTGCGCGGGTGGAACGGATAGCGAATCTCGCCGACGTGCAGCCGGCCTGCCTTCTTTTCCTTCGTCAGACGCCAGCCTGCGTTGTGCATCGCATCCCACTCTATGCCCGAGAACATGGCTCGCACGCCGGATTGCGTGAAGCGGTAGTAATCGTCACTGTACGGGTGATAGTCCCAAACGAATGGGACCGTCAGGAACAAGGTCGCGCCTTCGTTCATCACGCGCTCGATGTTCTGCGCGATCAGCCAAGGCCGCGGCGAGTGCTCAAGCACACTCATGCACTCGACATGATCGAAGGTTCCTAGGTCAGAGGGCATCTCGCCTTCCATGTTCAGGACGCGATCGACGCCTCTGCCTGATTCCAGATCGACGCCGACAGCATCGGTATAGAGCGAACGCCTGTCGATCTTCGCATCGCCGTACAGGTGAGAGCCGATGATGAGCGTCCGCCCAGCTTTTGGTTTTTCGTGCCGCGTCTCGAACTGCTCAAGCGAGGAGACGCGCGAAGGCATATCCAGATGCAAAGTCATCGAGGGTCCATTGAGCCCAAGCGATTC